CTAACTTCGCCTTCTTTGACTAGAGCAACCCATTTAAGACCGTAGTAAAAGCAGACGATGTCGAATGTGTCTTCTTCCTCTGAACCGTAATTGACGTGACTAAAAACACCTCCTTTTCGAACAACATCAAACTGCCAAATAGCCCCGGCCTTTCCATACTTTGGTCGTAGAATCGTTCCATCGGAACAGGCCAGGACGTATTGAGGGTCGTCATCGCTTTTCCCTCCGCCGCACAAATAGAAACAATCAAAATCGTCGCAGATATCACCGTCGATATCGATTGTGTCGTCGCTGTAACCAGTAATCTGTGTACTCATTTCAAACTCCTCGCAAATTTTTCTATCTGAACACGTCTAACCTGATATCAGCCATTGTTTTTGTCCGTCAGATTAATCACAGTTTGGAGCTGTTGGAGAATCTTTCGTGCGCCCCCGATGGTCCACTGACCTTCGACCACGTCCTTGCCCCTCATAGTGCGCTCGATGATCGAGTAATGCACAAAACCGTCCTTGACAGTTAAATCGATAATGAGCACATCCTCGTTAAGAGCGCCGAAGCACAGCGTCTTTTTTAATTGAACCTCATCAACCATTTTCTTCCTCCGTTATTTTTCTCGCTTTCTGGGCGATTGCTATTGCCAACTCCAGAGCCGCCTTCGGCTCTAGCCGAATTTTCACAACAGTGCGGCACTGTTTGATGCAGACCATCACTCGCTCGTCATCACGAGAAACTTCAATCCGCGCTCGGTTCGCCTTTGCGAAATCCGTCACCCCCAGGGATACTCCGAGAGCTGCTGCCAAACCGCTCATAGTTACCTCCCTAACCGCATTCCGGAAATTGCTTGTCGCTCGATCCACGCCGAGACATCGGCACGAAGCCAGCGACGACGACCTGCGCCATTGACCTGAGTTGCAATTGGGAAGTCGTCCCGAGCAATGATTTCGCACAAAGCCGTGCTGTTGTCGCTCATTCCCAGCATGAGAGCCACGCCCGAAGTCGTGACGAGTTCGCTGCCGGTGAGGCGCACGATTTCTCGTGCGAGGGCTTTGATCTCTTTGTGGTCCATGGCTTTCTCCTAAAAGGGAACGTCCGCGTCGTCGTCGGCGTGTTGCGGCGTTGCCTTGCGTACGTTCGTGGAGCGCACGTCTGCAGGCTTCTTGTCTAAGAACTGAAGCGTCTCGCCGATGATTTCAGTAACGTATCGCTCTATGCCTTGCTTGTCGGTGTACTTGCGCGTGCGTAGACGGCCTTCCACATAGACCGAACTGCCCTTGTGCAGGTACTGCGAAGCGATTTCTGCGGTCTTGCCGAAGAAGACAATGTTGTGCCATTCGGTTTCTTCCTGGGGTTGTCCCTGTCCGTCCTTGTATCGCCGAGTCGTTGCGAGCGTGAGGTTCGCTATGGAACTGCCTGCAGCGGTTTTGCGTAGCTCAAAATCCTTTCCGATGTTCCCGATGAGAATTGCTTTATTGAGCGATGCCATTTATTTCTCCTTTCCTTGGTCTGCTTCGACCTCATCGACCTGCGCTAGAAGATTGCGAGCGACGATTCTTGCTGTCTCCGGGGCAATTCGGAGTTTCGTTAGACTGTTGTCGTCTGAAGTGATGCACATCGCCACATACCCGTCCTCGATGTTCGCTCCGACCGTGATGTCCGTTTTGATCAGTTCTTTCATTTTTCATTGCTCCTATTGTGTATGTTTGAAAAAATATCGGTCGTTCTGGTCGCTTGTAGCAAACTAGAAACGGACCGATAAAGCAAAAACTCTCCGGGTACTCAACGACCACGGGGCGTGTGACATTGCCCCAGCGCATGTGCAGGTCAAACATGTTCATCTCGATCCTAATTCGCCTTTAAGCCCGTACAAAGTCTTTACTGTTTCAGTCAGTTCATTAAGGGCGCTTTCCGCAATGGATGCATCAGTGGGAAGCGCTCTTTTCTCGGCTTTGAGTCTCGCCAAATACCCCAAGTCACTTCCGAGTTCGTAGATTTTGTTTGATGTCTCGTAGGTGTAATCCGTCGTGCCTTCGACCTCTCCGGCGGTCAAGGGCATGCGACGCGAGCACGTAGGCTCTTCTGTGGAATCACCCCAAACTCGACTGTGAGCGGCAATCAGTTCCTCAGCCAATTGAGTCGGGGCTTTTAAAGGCGCGTGTCTTGCACACTCAAGGATGGCGTCCCAAATTTCACGTTTTTCTTCAAATGTCATTTCTCTTTCTCCTAATGTCGGCACGACCGGGGATGCCAGGAGTCCAGCCAAACACCCCCGGCGCACCATTAGCTAAAAACCTTTTCCTCTAGATCGCTTATGGTCTTATCGACCACAGCCAAAAACTCGACGCATTTGTCGAGCGCGCCCTGTAGCTCTTCCTCGGTCGGCTCGTAGCGCACGCAGAAAAAGCGCGCTTTCTCCCAGTCGTCAGAAAGCCGAGGGTCGTAGTCCACGAAATCGACCCACTTGCGACCTGTGCACAGGAGCTGCACGAGCATCTGAGGCTTGTACTCCTCGGGCACTACGCCTGCAGCGACGCGCTTGATGTGCACGAGTGTGGTCGGGCACTTAATCTCGACAAGCCCATCGTCACCGACAAGTCCATCGGGTGATGCGCCGAGCCACTTCACGACCGGATGCTCGATAAATCCTGTGAGCGCAACGTCGCGCCCGGTTTCGATGACGTACTGGTCGCGAGCCTCTTCCTCGTGATCAATACCCCACTGCATAGCAGCAGAGGTCCCGGTCGAGGAGACAACACCTGTCAGTCGCTCACCGACGATTTGCTCTAGGACAGTGCTGTACTCGGCGTACGGCTCGCCGTTCTTTTTGCGAGCGATAACCGCCCGCGCACGAGATGCTGTCAGACAGCCGCAGCGCGCCTCGAACCACTCGCTCGTTCTCTGAAACGGATTGCTATCGCACATGGCTATTCTCCCGAAGCCACGGCAAGAGCCTTAAGGTCCGCGTGTGCGCCCGAGCGCACGAGCATCTGCCTTTCCTGCTTGCTGATGCCGGAGAAAAACTTCTCGTACTCGGCAAGCCCCATTTCGGCGCATTCACGCGCTTTGGCCTCTAACTCAAGAGGCACTTCTTGGACTACAGGCGCGTCCGTCTGGGAGCGCGAGCCCGCACTTTGCCCATCATCGTCATCGTCAGCCACAACGCCGAGCGCCGCTGATAGCGCGTAGCGACGCGCGTATGTCTCAGCGCTACCGAAGGCCTGCGCCGGGTTCATCCCCTTGGCCACTCCGACGGGCATGAAAAGCTCGCCGAAGCTGAATGTCTCGCCAGACTGGTGAGCGATGATCGTCTCGACCACGAGCCCACCGTCGGCATGCCGGACCTTCTGCCCGAGAAAAAGTCCGTTTGCATTGAGGGCAGGGCGCACGGCCTGCATAATCGCCTGCAGGTCCGCATACATGCCATAGGCGGCTTTGCGATTCTTTACCGGCGTCTTGAACGCCTTCTGCGCTTCGCAGAGCGCTTTAAAAAGTTCATTGTTTTCCATCATTCACTCCAAAGGGCGAGAGAGCGACCGCGTCGGTAAGTGGGACCGCTCCCCCATAAATCAAAATTCGTCAGGGTGGTATCTGGCGTACCGGGCCTCAGCTGCTTCTTCAGCGGCTACAGAAAAGTCTTCTTCTGCTATGTCGTAAGCCGCGCAGTCAAACGCCTGGTCTATCAGGATTCGCAGGTCCACGTCATCGCCCGCGAGGTCATAGGCATCGTCCAGTGACGAAACTTCTTGACCTAGGATCCGGCTGATTTCAGGAAGCGCACGCTCTTCAATGCGCTCGTCCATGATGTCGAGCAGGTGTTCGGCATAGTCTTCGACTCTGTCTGTTTCCGGGCTCATAACTAAACTTTCCTTGTTAATGTCTATTAAGGTCGTCGATTCGTCTACTCATTTCGGCGGCGAAGTTCGCGTACTCGTTTTTGATGTCTTGCCTAGCTGTCTCACTATTTTCTTCGTCGTTCTCTCCGAGTCGGCCCGCAATACACAGGGTGTACTCGTAACAGAGAACAGCTTTATTTAATTGCGCTCCGACATGCGAGACGGAATCAATGAGCATTCCATCATCCTTAATCCGATCAAGCTCTCTTTTAAACTCCTTGGCGAGCTTGAAACAGTCACTGTCGTAGTAATTCATAGTTACATCCCTAAAAGCGCCGGCGCATACAAAAATGCGGCCATGGCGATTGCAAAAACGATGAGAGGAAGCGTGTCCTCTAAGAACTCCCCGAGCCACGTCGGCGGGGTCTTTGCCGGATGAAAATCTTTAATCGGTGCTTCGATTGTCATCATTTGTCTTTCCCTCTTCTCCGTGAGAAGATTGAGATGCGGAAATCCTCAAAACCGCTATCTCAACCTTCTTTTGGAGAAACTTTTATGACTGAAAAATCAGAAAAAACTAAAAAACCTGAAATATCTCTTTCTAAAACTGACCTTTATTTCTTAGCTCTTGTCTCTGCTGGTGCCGCCAAACTCGAACCTGTTGTTCCTGAGTACGACAGTGAAAACGGCATCAATCTCTATTACGTTCCGGAACTAAGAAAACTCACCAAGAACATCAAGAACCTTCGTGAGCTTTACTATCACGTGAAAGGTCTTGTGAACCAGATAGAGAATGGTGAAGATCCGTGTAAATCTTTTGATACCTAGGAAAGTCTTCGTGCGCCTGGCGAAGTGCCGCAAGCCTCGTGTTAAGTCTTTGGCGAAGTGCTTCAATGCGCTCCCAGTCGCCGGCGCACAGACCTAGGTTTGTGATTTGAACGGCTTGTTTCAAGTCGATAATGTCGTTCATAACGAACCTTGTAAGGCTTTCAATTCGCTCACAGCATCCTTTGTAGTTTCTGTATGCTTGCTTTAATTCCTCTGGACTGTCGTTGTACAGCCCAAAACTGCTGGCGTAACTGATATCAATCATTTCGAACTCCTACGCGGCGAACTCGGGAAGGGGGGCAATCCGGCTGACGTACTTGCCGGCGATGCAGTCGTAGTACGGCTGAATCGCGAGCAGGCGGCGAGCCTGAGAGTTGGAGATCTTTTCTCCATTAAGGAAAGCGGAGGAAATCCAGCCGCTGTTGTAGCGACCGACCGAGAGGCCGAAAACTTTTTCGATCTCTTCGTCAGAGTTGATGTACACGCGTTTGCGCCCGTACTTTTCCCAGACCGTGCATCCGATTTCAACCAGCTTTTGTTCGACGTTTTTCATTTTGGACTCCTGTTGCGCTTTATTGCGCGGTTATTTCTTTTTCATTGCGAAATATAACACAGAAACGCAAAACGAAATGGAAAAGCAACAAAAGTTTGACTTAGGTCAAAAAAAGCCCGAGGCAATGCTCGGGCTATGGAGGAAGAGGAGGAGAGCCGATTGTGTTAGTTAGTAATTTGCTTCGTTTTTCCTGGGAGATTGGCGGCAGCCTTTGTTTCTTCAATCAAATCAGACGCGTTCTGCGAAGAAACAACTTTTTTCCCGGTTTGTTTTTCAATGTCGAGTCGTGCACGTTTGGCTATAGAGCCACCTGCTTTGGCAACGTTTCTGTGAGCGGCCATTGTGTTTGGGTCTTGTGTTCTCTCAAGCTCGGTCGCGGAGGCTTCGGCTAGCATGGTTAGAGCTGTTTCTAACGTTGTCATGTTGTCTCGAAGATTCTCTTTTTTCAGCCCTTTGATTGCCTTGTGCTGCTTAACGGTCACATCAAAAGCTTCTTTGTGAAGGATTGCAGTTAGCACGGCAAAGTCTTTTGATTCCTTGATTCCGCGCTTTCTCCATTCGTCCGTTAACTCGTTTCTTGTCTTTATCCCCTGAAGACGCTGTGTGACCCATTCCGGGGAATATCCTTTCGCAATGTAGGCTTCTTTGGCGCGCTCCATTGCTAACTCAGGATCAATCGTTTCATCTATGCGCTCAGAGCCGACCTTGGCAAGCCACTGTTTGAAAGGCTCGGCCTTAGGGGAGGGAATGGACTGAATCAGACGGAGTAACTGTGAAAGCGTTGCAGCATCGGTGAAACGCGTTTTGCCGTCAGGAGAAGGCATTTTCAACCGTACGATTTTTTCGTACGTTTCGACTGCGCCTTCTTTGAGCAACTTTCTTTTCAAGTCACTCCAATAGCGTTTTGGTTCTGAACTTGATGACAAAACACCCACTACATCAACAACAGAAAAGTACCATTCCTCTTTTTCATCGTCCCACACGGAACGGACTTGTTTTTCTTCAAATAATTGAACTTTGTTCTTCATGAAAACTCCTCTTATTGTTTGGCGAACACCATCCAGGCTTCGACGCGCGCAACTACGGCTGTCACTTCCGTTGATTTTCCTGCGAATCTCGGATTAATCGGCGTGATAAACATTTTCCCCTGGGCAATTTCCAGAACGCCAAATGTGTATATGTGCCGATTCTCGTCAATGCCCACGGCAAAATCCTGCGAGGCAGACGGAGTTCGAGGGCTCTTTTCTACAGATAGGTAGGCAATGCTGCCCCTGGGCACTGTCGGCATGAGTTCGTCTGTCGGCATGACAAGCGACAGAAAGCCGAACGAGTCAGGGTCTTCTTTCAGCAAATCACGCGCGTGTGCGTACTTTGCGACAAGCAGACCGTGATTAAACAGATCTTCCGGGTCAATCTGTAAATCGGCTTTTCGCGCTCGGACCAGCGTCGGCGTGTTTTTGGGTGCAGGTCCGGCAGAACTTCCCGGATCAGAAAGTTTTAGCAAAGTATCGACAGCTGATTTAAGCGCCTCTTCATTGTCAGAGAAGCGCGTGTACTCAAGTGTATAGGCATCAATACCCAGTCTGCTCGAAACGAGAATCACAGAGGTCCGTCTCGGCTTTGTGTTGGAATTGATTAACCGCAAAACCGTAGATGCTGGAACCCCGATTTTTCTCCCCATTTCATTGAGAGACAGCCCTGTCTCATCTTTGAGACGATTCATGTTTTCAGAGAAAATAGACATTCTTTCATTTCATTCAAGGGATAACGCGGAAAACCCAAGAGTATTTTATCGCATCCTCGTTCTGGGCTTGTTTCGTTTTCGTGTTAATTTTGCCGTTTTGCTTGCTTTCTGTATCTATTTCGATATAGAATTGACACGAAAAAGGAGGCGCCATGCAACGCTATATCCCGGTACAGCGAATGATTCGTGATTTTCGATCGCTTCGCTGGTCCTTTCAGCGAATTTCTCGATTCACCGATGTTTCGGCTTCGAACTTGATTAAAGCCGTAAACGGAGAGTCCATCCCTCGTGAGTCAACCGAGAAAAAAATTCGCACGGCTTACGAGACAATTTTTCATGAGAAACGGGCTCACTCGTCATCGAATCGCGGAGAATAATCGTGAAAGAATTTCATCCGATGATTTTTTCGGACTGGCTTCCGCTTGTCGAGACGATGACGGAGCATGAGCGGTCCGAGTTGCTTCTCGCTCTTCTGAGCGGAGAAGAACCAACCGATGTGCCACTGTGGCCATTTTTCAAGCAACAACTTGAAAAGCAGCGGCAACATTTGCTCGAAAAGAGCGAGAAAGCCAAGCAAAGCGCCAAAAAAAGGTGGGGCGAATGCGAACGCACACAGAAGGATGCGAACGCATGCAACGGGATGCGAACGCATGCGAATGATGCGAACGAATGCTTAACCGAACCGAACCATACCGTATCTAATCTAATCAATAAAAAAGAAATAGATAAAGAAAAACCGCATCCATCGCCTTCGGCTCAGGACGCTTCTGTCTCTACGCCTCCGGCGAAGAAAGCAAAAAGGACTTCCGTTTGCAAACCTGCGGATGTGCCTGAGAACTTGTGGTGCGATTGGATCGCTCTACGTAAGCAAAAGCGTTTGCCTCTAACAGCTCAGGCTCTTGCGCTTGTGCAGGCTGAAGCAACCAAAGCGGGGAAAACCCTTGCAGAGGTTCTTCAGATTTGTCTACAGAACTCGTGGGCAGGCTTCAGAGCTAATTGGCTTACAGACGCTACTAACAACCAACAGTCTGAACGTCCTTTCTACACACCAGTGCACGACTGGGAGGAAGAAAGAAAGGAGCACGTCGCTCACGCCGAGGCCTTGATGAGGGCCGCTTTAGGAGGCAAGGCATGAGGCTCGAAGACATCCCGAATGCTTTAGTGCCCAAAGTGGACGCAATGTTCACGGAAAGTTTTGCGATTCGTCACGTTGTCTTCGCGGATGAAGAACATCCGGAGTGGGAGGTTTACAGAACCTTCCGCGATGACTTCGTGTACGACTTGACGCAACGGTTTGATTGGAAAGGCATTCGCCAGTGGGCTGAGTGCAAAGACGTCTTCGTTGATTTCTTTGGGCAGAAATATCGGCGCTATGCCGTCGCATGCGCTCGGCACTTGATTTCCAAGGACTACAGACCCGCAACGCTCCATGTGCGCGACATGGATGCGCTTCGCTTTTCTGTCGCGCGCTTTGACGGACAAGAAAAAATCCTTATTGACGACCTGAAAATTTTCACACTGGAGGACGGCCGTGTTGTTACCTGCTGAAAACTTCGAGAAACTCTGGGAGGAGTTTCATGCTGCAGCGGAGATTCGTCCGGCTTCTGACTACGACATGGAAGTCGGAGCGATTCGAGACGGTCTTGTAAAAGGCTTTTCATTGCCCATTCTTGGTAAACGAGATTTCCAAATTCGAACAGGGGAACTGACGATTGTTGCCGGACAATCAGGCCACGGCAAGAGCCTCATCACAGGTCAAATCGCGCTTGAGTTTGCGAATGCACACGTCAAGTCCTGCATCATGTCCTTCGAAATGACGCCTGCTCGGACGCTCGATCGCATGATTTCTCAGTGCGTCGGAAAGACTGCGGACACGGATACGGCTATCGATGCTTTGCAAGCGATTGGCAAAGAAATTTACGTACTGGACAAAGTCGGAAGCGTCAAACCGTCTTTCGTCTACGGAGCGATTATCAGTGCCGCGCGCGATTACAACTGCAAGCAGATTTTCGTCGACAACCTGATGAAATGTTGCGACGAATTCGGCGATGCCGGCATGAACGGCACGAAGAATTTCATCGCAACGCTTTGCGAACTTGCCAAGGCATTGAAATGCCACATTTGGCTAGTCCATCACGTTCGCAAGTCCGAAAAAGTTACGGACACGGTCGACAAGTACAGCATTCGAGGCGCGGCAGTCGTGACCGACCAGGCCGACAACATCGTTTTGCTTCAGCGCAATCAGGCAAAAGAGCAGAAGTTTGAAGAAAAAGGCTTCGATTTACAGACTGACAACGACGAGCCTGACGCTGTTTTGACCATCGCCAAACAACGCAACGGCTCGTGGCAGGGGAAAGTGCCCTTGTGGTTTAACACGGACTTTCTTGAGTATTGCGCAGAGCCAAACCGACCGCACGCTTGCTTCAAACCCGTTCGCAATTTTTAACCAAAAAGGAGAAAACCAATGACAGACGTTCGAATCGTATTGATGGAAGTCCAAAGGGAGTACGCCGAACTCGCGCTCAAAACCGAGAAGCTCCGGCAGTTTCTCGTCGCGTACGACGCAGCGGTAAAAGCCACAAAGCGCTCAGAAAAGTCGCTCTCAAAGGACGGCTGGCGATTCGACGGAGTGACCTTGTCGCACCGGTGCATCCTCATCCAGCAGTACGGAGCAATGGATATGTACAAAACATCGCTCGAAGCGCGTCTTTTGTCCATGTCCAAAGAAATCAATGCTCGTGCCAAGAAAAAGGCCAAGAAATGACCACGAAAGGGAAGCTCGAACGGGCCAAGGAGGCCTTCCGACAGGGACAAGCCGACGTTAAGCGTCGCGTTCTTCTTGTGGAAGGCATCCGTCCGTACGCGAAAAACAAGGACCTCGCAATGGCGTATCGGCAGGGCTACGCCAAGACGGTGAAAGAAATCGCAGACGAAGCGCGTCAAGAAAAGAGGAAAAGGGGGAGATATGAATTTTGAGGACGATCCGAGAGTCAAGGTTTTGGCCGACAAGTACGGCCTTGATCACCAGCTCGGAAAAGCAATCGAGGAGTGCGAGGAGCTTGAGGGAGCAATCATCCAGCACAGGCTTGAGACAACCACCGACAGCAAATGGGCAGTTGTCTGCGAGGCAGCAGACGTAATTTTCGTTATCAGGCAGATTTTGTACAAGCTGAACGTCAGACCTGAGGCAATCGACGCGATCATTTCGTATAAATACCAGCGCCAGTTGGCTCGCGTTTCCGACGAGGAGAAAGGACGTGAACTCGCAGGCATACGGCTTTAAAGTCGAATTCTCCGTTCCGATGCGTCCAGTCGGGAAAGGCAGGCCTCGTTTTACCCGATTCGGTCACGCCTATACGCCGACGACTACGAGTAGCGCAGAGGCGCTTTT